AACCTACTGGAATTAGTAACGCTGTTATTGTGGGGTCTGTCCCTGTTCCATCGTATGTGTATCTAAAAGTAGAACCTGACGGATTCGTTATGTCATACTGCGAATCTGTTGCACCGAGCACAGTTTTTGTAGTTGTAAAAACCTGCACAGTATTGTTGGTAGGTAAAAACTCAACGCCAATTTTAGCGTCATTCCCAGCAACCTGTTCTAATTTAACAGCTCTCCCGTTGTCATTTGCAGGTGTACCATCTTTATCAGCAACATCTATAAAATCTGCTTCTTGGATTGTCTCTCCATCTAATAAACTCATATATATATTATGTTTTACTTATAATCCACTCGATTGTAGTGTCTTCATTTGTCCCTTTAGCATACACAGAAGCAAACAACGCCCTGTTAAATATCTGCCCTGTGCCCAGTGAAGCCGTTCCGTCTATGAACATTCCAACCTCCCAATAGTTTCCATTGGCTAAATCGGCACTAGCAAAAAAGAAATTAAAAGTTAATGATGATGATGCTATTGTCCCTGTTACTTTTGTCGTTCTAGCTACCCCAGCAACCAAATCGGTATCTGTTATAGCTGGTGCTGTATTGTCTGTCCCAATTTCCAGATAATTTATATTCAAAGAATATGTGTTTGTAGAGTCTCATCTATCAAGAATCAAATTAAATCCTGTGTCAGTTCCGTCCATTATCAAATTAGAATAATAGGGCGTTGTTCTTTTGACTTTTCCAGTAATAGAATCTGTCGTAATGATTCTAAACTTTCCTTTTAAGTTAAAATTATCATTCATAAAATTATTATAGCATTAACCTATTGTACTAAACCCCATTATAGCAGTAGTGCCAATTAAATACGGACCAGTAGTAACTGCATTGGTTGGTACTGAATCTGTAATTAAAAGAACATCTGCAAGCTTTCTTATTCTTGAAACAAATTCATCTGCCTGAATATCTATCTGGTCTGACGGATTTTTAATAAGAAGCTTAGCAAGAATGTCATTCATTCCTATATTGTTAGATGTTTCAGCTTGAATTTCGTGAACAAGAGCCGTAGCAATAGGGGTTTTTAGTCTGCTTGTGATTTTTTGAATCCTGTAATCATCATCAAATCCCCTTACTGTGGATTGAATGTTTATAGTTTGCCCAGCAACCAACCCTGACGTATAGGTTTCAAAATTGGCTGTCTTTTGTGGATTAGCATACTCCAATAATTCAACATCTGCCCTTAGTCCAGCTGTTTCCAAATCCCGTATATTCTTATCCACAATCACTTGCTGATACAGTCCGTAAGTCCCAATGCTGGCTTCATCTCTTTTTTGTAGTATAAGAGGAAATTGTGGGTATCCAATCACTGTAACATTTGCAGTTCCCGAAGCTGGTGCAGAAGTGAACCTTAGAGATTTTTGCTCGTAATTCCAATAACAATCAAAACCTGTTGTGTCGATATTATCTATTCCTACTGTTTTACTTACAGCTGATATTGCTACTGTCGGCACACTTGCGAATTTAGTAGCAAGAGGAAAAACATTAGCAGTTCCGTCCCCAGAAATATATTCTGTCCTCAAGGTTTCGCTTGTAAGAAGCCCACCCCTAACAAGCACCTCATTTCTTAACTGGTGCGTGTCTTGTCTTATGTCTAGAGAATTAAAAATATAATTACCAGCCGTGTCTGTCAGGTCAAAAGTTGCTGGCATAGCAGAAGTTGCAAAGAAATGTATGTCTTTTTCGTAATCAACATACCACTCATATCCAGAGGATAGCTCTACAAGCTTTTGCAAGCACATAGATATAGGCAAATAATTAAATACAACCTTATCTATTAAAACAGGGCAATCCACATTTGCATAAGTAAAATCTGTCGCAAATGTATCTATAAGGTCTGCTATAATCGTGTTAACTGTGCTTGCAGAATATGTTTTTGAAACCAGTTGTCTATCTAGCGCGTGTGTGTAATCTTTGCAGATACATTTTACACTTTCCAACCTTCCATCAATCCTCTCATCAAGCTCAACAATATAACCTCCAAACTCTTTTGTCGCACCAACAGTAAAAACAACCTCGTCCCCGACTGTCGGCTTATATGTTTGAGTGTCGTACTTCCTTATCAAGAAAGTCATTTTGTCGGGCTCTTTAGTAAGTACCTGTTCTCGACTAACTGACTGCCAATCTATTGAGGAAGCTTTTTCTTCACCAGCGATTGTTATAGATACAGACATACTAGAATCTAGATATTCGTTTAAAGTTTTGAATAATCTGGTCGCCAATCTTTTCTGCTACTGAATCATCAAGGTAAGTGCCTCCATTCATATTTATAGTCAAACTCATTCTACCACCTCCAGCCATTTTATTGTTAGGCATTATAGAGCCGTTACCAGCAGGAGAAAACAGTTCTGGTCCTCTTTCTCCAACCAAATAAGCAGTGCCCTGTTGTACACCTCCACCAATCGCACGACCTCTAATTTTATTAACAACTTCCCCGACTCCACTTTTAATAGAGCCACCGATTGAAGCCATAGCATCTTTCACTCTTTGAATAGTTTCAAAAACTGGGTCAAAGTAACTGACAATCTCATCAAGAGCTTCTTTCATCATAATTTTTATACCCTCCCAAATTAAATCTCCGTCATCTCGTAGTAGTTCATAAATTTTAACAACATTTCTTACTGCAAGAACTAACCCAGCGAGCACACCGACAACTATCCCAACTGGTGCCGTAAGCAACAAGAATCCAGCAATAACTGTTGGTAACACTAAGCCCAGAATCCCAAGCCCAGCAACAAGTAGAGCAACTGCACCGACAGCCAATACGATATTTCTAGTTAAATCGGGGTGTGCTTGTACCCATTCAGACAGTTTTTGTACCAGAGGTTCTATCTTTTTTACCAAATCATTTAAAATAGGTATAAATACTGCACCGATTTGCTCTGCTATATCGCCCATACTGTTTTTAAGTGCCGTCATTCCACCAGCAGAAGTCTGTCGCATTTGCTCGTTTAGCCCTCCATAGTTTTGAGCCAATACATCATTCAAAATTGCGACCCTCTGTGTTTGGTCTGCCGTCTTAAACAGCTCTTTCTGTTGCTGTGACAGTAGAATACCTGACATTTCCAACGGACCGAGTAACCCAGTTGCAACTGCCTTACCCAAAGCATTAGCTTTAGTAATAGCATCTGTCTGACTAGCATTTACACCTTTTTCTGCCACAAGCAAATCCCCAAGTCCAGCAGTTAGTTTCTCGACCTCTTTTGTTGTAAGTCCAAAAGATAGAAGCTGGGATTGCCCAGCAATCGTAACGTCATCTCCAACAACTCCAACTTTTTGTAGTGCAGAAGCTTGGTCTTTCAAAGCGTCAATTTGCTTTCTTGTAGCTTTCGTAACATTAGTCGCAATAGCTTCAAGTCGGGCTTCTGCTTTTTCCTGTTCCTGAAAAGCTTTAACAGTAAATCCTATACCAGCGACAAGCCCAGCTGTTACAGCTGTTCCAGCGACAGCCATTTTCTTAAAATTAGCTTGATTGTTTTTTAAAGTCTTAGAAAAAGAGCCAAGTGTTTTACTGGCTTCATCTTTTGCCTTTATTACTATTTGTAAGATTTTATCGTTGCCCATTTTATTTTTTGTTTTTCTCGCTCTTACTTTCTAGATTCCACTTTAAAAGGAGGGTTCTTATAAACCAGTGTGGTTGCTGATTATATTCTTCATAAGTCCAGTGCATTTTTTCACAAACCACAGCTATTCTCATAGCTTCTGGTAATTCTGTCTTTGAACCATTTAAAAGAACTGTGTACTGGTACTCTAACTCTCCTTTTTGTCTAAAAAATCCTCATCATTCGTTATACTGTTAATCTCATTAACAACGAAATCATAGTCTTGCGTTGGTAAATCTTTAACAACATCAACCAATCCGTCTTCTTTGTCGCCTACTGAAACCAAAAGCATCTCCATAGCTTTGTCATTAGCTTCGTAGACTCTTTTTAGAGGAATTTCCCCTTGTGCTTCTCCACTTGTATTTGCAGAGAGTCCCTCTGTTAGAATTTCAGTGATGGCTCTCTTTTCTCCACCAGTAATATATGAGTAAAGTTTTACCTCTGTCTTTGTTTTAGGCAACGTGATTGTTTTAACTTCTCTTGTCATATTTAGTATGATGAAACATCATTAACAAGTATTGCTGTCATTGAAATGCTGTCTGATATTGAGTAGTAACCCTCAAAGTTAATTGTTGCTTTCACTAAATCGTCATTTCCCATATTCCTTGCTACTTCCCCTAGTTTAATTTTGGCAATCTTGAATGTTAAGCTCGGATTAGTTGAACCTCCGCCGATTGTTTTGTCGGTGTTTGTGAATTTCAACTGTATTGCCTGTTCTGTCCCAGCCAGTAGAGCAGTAATATCAGTTTTAGAGTTATATACCATTTCGAAGCTTCCAGAAACTTGGAACTGAGTATTGAGTCGGTCTGTTACTGAAAGGGAACCGATATTATGGTCGTCTTCTAGATTTTTGCTAATTGAAATGTTGGCGTTGCTTACAGCGTAAACTGTTCCTGAACCAACTCCAGAGTATGTAGATGCGATTCTGAGCTCTCCGTCCTGTGGTTTAAAGTTATCTGGTGCTGTAAACGAAACGCTTGTTGTTTCTGTTTCTCCAATCTGACTCATAAATGCCATTGAGTAAGTTGGATATGCGCCAACCTCAACATTTATTTCTAGACTGTCCGCCATAGTAAGAGGAAATCCGAGTGAAGATGAACCATTAGCATTCGGCTCACTTGCGAATAATGTCATAGATTGGTGTTGAGCTGTTTGCCCTACTGTGAATGTATGAGTATACGATTCATCAACAACAGTGCCAGAGCTTAGAGAGCCAAGTGCTGAAAATAGAATTAAACCAAAGGAATCATCATTAACAATTCCTGATATTGTCCCCTCGGCATATTTCTTTACAATGTCTGCACCAGCTTGGTTTTCAATAACACCAATTGAGCTCTCGTCTTTTGATAAGTCCACTTTTTCATCAAAAGTAAGCTCTGTTTTAGGCAACCAGAAGTCTGCTGATGTTTCCCCAGTGCCTCTAGTACCCTCTTTGGCTATACCCACATTATATAATCGTCCTATAAATTTAGTCATTGTCTTTTTTGTTAAGTTTTTCTAATTTTTCCTGTGCTTCTTTTAGCGATACTGCCTGTACTGTAATTTGCTGGTCAGGAAAAAAGTAATCCTTTAAAGGAGTTGAGCTCTTTTTTGTGATTTTTTCTCCATCTATTTTTTTGTTCTGTGCTTTTTCTATCATATATATTATTATACACCCATTAAATTGAACTAGCGACATTAGCAACAATATCTAGTTGTTGTGAAAAAGCTTGTCCGCTAGGTGTTTCTATTTGGTCACGAGGTCCGATAGCCGGGGTAATCCAATCAACTGTCCCCCCAAGAGAAAGATTGCCAGCACTCCTTAATTCTGCCAAAAGTGAGTCCGTTACATCATCTAGAATGTCCTTTGAAGCATCTATACCCTCCGTAAAGACCTCTACAAGAATATAAGCAGTGAATGTGATACTCACTAGGTTTTCGTTGTCTGTAAGGAAACTGTCGGCATTGTTGGTTATATCAAACATAATCACAGGATAGCCACTCGGATTCGGCTCATAATAATCATAAACAACAACAATTTTTTCATCTGTTACAAGTTGTGCAATTACTGCATTTAATCCAGCTCTGATATTTTGTATATTTAATACTGCCATATTATATTTCTTTAATTATAGCATCTAATGCCTTTGCAAATTCATCTCCAACTGCTTTTTTCTCTTTCTTAATCGTTCTGCCCATAAAAGGGTTCGCCTTTGTTCCTTTTTTCTGGATAGACTTTGATACAGCAAAAGGGTTTATACCTCTAACCTTTGCCCACTTCTCCAGAGCTTTTGGAGAAACATAATGTGGCTTTGTCCCGTGCTCAATAGCATTTCCATAATAAAACCCACCACTTCTAGCAAGAGATTGCAGGGACCCCTGAAATCTGCCAACTTTTACATCTAACCGACCCTTTAACAGCCCTGTCATTCCAAAAGGTGCTTCCCTTTTAGCCGTCCTCTGTAATCTGAATAACGAGTTTTTGATTGCCTTGTTGATGTGCTTTTCAGATATTTTAGGGTACTTATTCATACTGTTCTGTAACTTTTTCAATCCCCTAATTTCAATATCTAAACTCATACAATTGGCTTTGTTATTAAAGCTTTAACATACTTAGTCCTAAACCCTCTATCGTGAACAGCAACACCCTGAACTGTGTACTCCACTGTGGCGATAGTGAGCTTGTCGTGTTCCCGAATATCAGTGCCTGTCTCGAATATAGCACTGAAAGCTGTCCCATACTGGAAACCATTAGCAGAGCTCTCCGTTTCTGAAAGTGGGCGCAAATAACAACTATCTATGCCTGTTACAGCTGTCGTCTGTGAAAGACCTGCTGAATAAGAGGTTATTCGTGAAACACTTGTTATTGTTTTTTGATTTGTAAACCTAAACATTGTAGTGCCTATATAAATCTAGCTGTGTTTTGGTACCAGAAGATTGAAAGGCAGAGTCTGACGAATAACCGACAGACTGACCCTCAGTTGATTCATTAGTTAGTCCTTGCGACTTAGACAAGTTGAAACTCTTAGCGCTCAACTCTGTTGCAATCTTAACAATCGCTTGTGGCAGAGTATGTGCAGATAGATTGTCCTCATCAGCAAAGTCTATTAAGTACCCCCCAACATAAACAATCTTTAAATACTTATCAGCTGTCGGCAAAGCACCAGCAAAGGTTATTTTTCCCTGTTCCTCACTTAAAAGATAGTCATTAGCATTGAAATTTTCCCAAGTTAAACTTCCCCAAGCACCACTTCTGTATTGCACAGTAGTAAGCGAAACAATAGGCGTGTTGTTTAGAAAATACTTCTTATACCCAGCCGTAGTGTCAAAGTATTTAGTATAGGTTGCTTGCGTAAAAGTTCGCCCACAATAAGCTTCAATTTGAGCAGATATATTTTCAACAATATCTGTTAAAACTGTATCGTCCCCAGAGCCAGTTATTCCGAGAAAGCTTTTAACTTTTGCGATTGTGGTTAAACTTACCATAAAAACTATTTATCTTTCTTAGAAACTTTTTTAACTTCCTTTTCTTCTTTCTCAACTTTTACATCTTCAAAATCAGACTGGTCTAGATGTTTCACTTCGCTGTCTTTGTAAACTCCACCCATAACCCACTCTTTTCCCTCACAAGTAATGTTACATAATGCTTTTTTCATAGTGTTCGTGTATTAGTGCTAATAATAGCAGTTTCCCTGCTAAACAATAGGGACTATTCCTAATCCCCATTATTAGCTTAGAAACTAAGCAACTGTTGCTGAGTTTACTCCAGCTTCGGCTCTCTCTACTCGTGCGAGTAGTGTGGCACCAATAACTGCTGTTGGTGTGTCTGTACCTGTAACATCAAAGTTAAATTTAACAAACTTTGAAGCAGAACCTGACAAATCAACGGGGATAGCAGCAATCTTTCCATCGTCATCTGTTGCAACCTGTGTGAATGTACCGATTGTAGCGTACGTTCCGCCAGATGTAGCAGAAGATTTAACTGTTACATCTATTGTTGTGTCTGTCCCTGAAATGACTCCAATTTGAATCATAGCCATTCCGTCCCCAGTAAATTCCTCTACTGAAACTGCGGCTGAAAGTAGGTCTGCAGTAATTGAAATCGGTGAGATTACATTTAATGCTTTATACTCCTCACTTATATTTAAAGACATATATATATATTTAACTAATAAAAGCACTGTTTCGTGTGCTTAACCCAAGGGGTATAAACCCCCTAGATAAACACACGATTTAACTAGCCGCTGTTTTAAGAACTGCAAATGCTGTTGGAAGTCCAACACCGATTGCGTGACGAGCAATTACTCGTACTGCTGATTGATTAGTTTCAAATAGTGAAACTGAGTTAATCACACCCTCTTGTGAAATTGAAACTGCAAGTGGACTTCTGTCTCCAATGTAGATGTGCTTCAAGTTTCCAAAAATAACAAACTTCGTAGACACTGCTGTCGCTGTAAGTGTTGGCATTTTATCTGAAAGGTAAACTGGGTATCCCCAAAGAACTCCTGCTGTTGCTGTTGGATACCCCTGTGGTGCACCAACGATAACTGCGTTAGTAGAAGCACCAAAGAAATCTCCTGTCGAACCAGCTGTCCGTAGCTTCTGAACCAAAGCCCAGACTGTCCTGTGCATAGTATATCCAGCACCTTGTAGACTCCACGGCTTAACTTGTGTAACCAAATCTCGCAGATGCCCTAGTGTAACCTCTGCAAAAGTTGTCTCGCCTGATGCCATAGTAACAACATTTACTGATGAGTTTCCAAGAATACCTGTGAATGGTGAACCTGTTCCAGCCAGAGCTTGTGAGTCAATTTCCCCTGCGATTGCCTCTGCAAACAATTCTACTAACAGATTAACAACTGAAACATTAGCATCTTCAAGCAATTCATTTGACATAGGTGTCAATCCAATCCAAGTTTTAGCCAATAGTTGAATCTGTGCAAGAACTGGTTGTGAACCTGTTCCAGCTGTTACTTCCCCAGGATATGAACCTGTAACTGATGAAGCTACTGTTGGAATGTTCCGTGTGTCTGCTGACATAGGAAACTTAGTACCCATTTTAGAAACGAGTCCAAAATCCTCTACAACTCGGTATACCTCTGCTGTAAATTCTTCTGGTACTAGGAACCCTCCAGCAGAACCTGTGCCCTCATTAAGAGCTTTGAAAGAAGCTAGAGCTTCAACATCTTTGTTGTACAAAGACTTGAAAAACTTTGCTGTCTTCTCCATTCCTGAAAGCTTTGAAATGTCTTCTCCGTCTTTAGCAATCGTAGCAAACTTTGTTTCAAGAGTATCAAGTCCCAAGTCTTTCACTTGTGCCTCAACTTGTTCTTTTACAATGTCAGCTGACGAGTCCTTAAGCAAAGAAAGCAATTCGTCTCGTGTCAGCTCAATCTTTTCAGCTTGAACCACAGTTTTTTCTTCTGTTTTATTTTCCATAATTTTTATAAAATTATTAAAGCTTATAATCTTTTCAAGGTAGAAAGTAGCTTTTCGTTATTCTTGTTATCGTGTCGTAGATTATATTTCAAATCTTCAACTACTGACCTAGAAATAACTACTAGATTACTCTTTTCCTCGTTGTCCTCGGTTGTAGCCACCTCTGCATTTGCAAGAAGTTTCTCTATTTCCGAAACGGAATTAAGTAATGACTCTCTAGTATTTTCAAGAATTTTGACATTCTTTACACTAATCACTCTGCCTGTTTTTTCCATTTTCTTTTCCTCTGGCGATTCGTCCTCTATCTCATCTTCTTTTTTCTCTGGGACTTCTTCTTTATCTTCTGGCTTTTCTTCTTCTGCAATCTCTCCTTTCAGAATACCCTCAATGTCTTTCTTGAGTGCTGGCTCAATTGAAGCCATAACTAGAGCATCTTGGTTAGCTGGTACAGGCACAATAGATATTTCAAGTAGTTCTGCCTTAGTGATGTTGTTCTCATCTCTTTCCTTTGGAATAAATCCAACTGAAACAGCATTTAAAATGCCATCATCTATAAGCTTCTTAACCTGTGTGGCTTTAGGATTAGCATCGTCTGATGCAAAAACAATTTCGGCTTCAAGTCCGTCTTCTCCTGTTGATAATTCAATTACTTTTCCCAAAGGTAATTCATCGTACCTATGAGCCCACAAGATAACTGGATTTTTCATAAAGTTTTTTAGTTCCCACCCGTCCTGTGCGATAACATCTCCCTGTCTATCAACTGACGCTGACGAAGCCAAAAAACGATAAGTCTTTTCCCCTGCCTTTTCAATGTGTGCCTTTATAAACATTTTATTCATATCTGTATTATACAATGTTTTCTTTAAACTCTTACTTTTCAGCTTTTATTCTGTCCAGTTCTTCATCAAGAACTGTAACGTATTCTGCCAATGTCGCTTGGAACTTTGTTTTATCGTCTTTGAAAGCTCGCAAGATAAAATCAAATTCTCCGTCTTCAAGCTCTACCTCAAATGTTTTTTCCTCAATAGCCAACTTAACCTTAGATTGAATACTGGCAAATGTCTTTCTGAATTGTGAACTTAGTCCATCTTTGTAAGAAGCAGAAACAGCAAAATCAACATAACTTTGTGTAAGTTGAGCTTGTGAAAGCGTAATCTCGTCTGCTGTGGGCTCCTTTTCTAGTCCTTCATAATTAACCTTGTAGGGCAAATTTAGTTTTAATTTTTTCATCTATAAAATAGTTATTATAATAAGAGTCTGCCTAGAGTAGAGTTTTCTGTGCAGTTCGGTATAGTCCAACTGACGTTAAACCAGCGATAACTCCACCGAGAATAGCTGTTGTTTCCCAACCAATAACAAAACCTGAATAAAGAACACCAAGCGAGATAGCCACAAGCGGAATGTACTTTGTATTTAAACCTAATCTTTTGATTACTTCTGTGAGTGCTGTAATCAGAGCAACTGCAAATCCTATATTGTCCATATTTATATATTACTAATTATAATAATTAAATTATAGCACCAACTGGGCAAGAATTGTTACTACGGCTGAAACACCAGCAACAGCACCTCCGACTTTCCGTATTTTATTATCTAGAGACGTAACCCTCTTTTGATTTTAGTATGTCATCTATTTATCCTTTACCTCTAGGACTTCAAGGAGTTGCCCCTTAACAAGAACGGTATAAGACTTAGAAGCTTCAACGGCTTCTTTCACAAGAAGAACGTCTGCTTCGTCTAGCTCAACCTTTTTATCGTTATAAAATTTCTTTGCAAGCACGTATGTCTTATAGACACCTTTCAGTTCACTGTTTATTAAAATGTTTGCGACAGCTTCACCAATAGTGAAAACTTCCTCCTTATTTAGTATATCCTTTCCTGCCAAATCCTTAATCCCTGCCTTAGTATTTATTTGCATTTTTATTTTTTTCTTTAATTAGTAATGCTTAACCATTATAGCACCAGTTTGGTCAGAATGGTAACACCTGCTGAGATACCAGCTACGGCTACGCCAACTTGCCACATTTTTGTCTGTAGAAACTTGATGCTGTCCTTGTTGTTAGTAACTTCTTCTTTATT